CAGATGCAGTAGCTTATTTTACCCTTAATAATGACGGCGCTAGCAATTATTCTTTTGCAATAGTGAGAGGTGCAGGATCAGTTACACGCGAAAGCAACCCCTCTTTTGGTGCGTATTACTATCTTTTTCAAACGCTGCCAATTACTAACTCAACTTTGCTTACAGGTAATGGTCAGATTGACCTATTTTTTCCAACCGATACTGACCAGGTTTCTTTTGTTGTTAATACTCTTGGCGGTTCAACTGGCAATTTAACTGTCAGCAACGGTATGGGTACTTATGACTCAGCCGCAGCAATTACAGAGATTAAGTTTTTTATAGCCGCAGGTACTTTTTCAGGTGGCAAAGCCTATGTATATGGAGTGAAATAATGACTAAACCTATGACACGTTTGCATAACTCCGACACAGGAGAGATTATTGATAGAGAAATGACAGATGCAGAGTTTGCTGAATACAAAAAGCATAATGATTTTATTGCATCAATGCAGGCTGAAGAAGAAAAAGCTAAGACTAATGCAGAGGCCAAACTGGCTGCTATTGGTTTAACAGCAGATGATTTAAAAGCACTAGGGCTTTAATGCAGACTAGCTACAACGGCTGGCCAGCATCTAAAGAGCAGGCTGAGATAGGCGTTAAGCCTTTCAAGGTAGAGGGCACAAGCCTCAAAATCCGATGCGCTGAAAAGGTAGCGCCCTTGCTTATTAACTTTGCTAAAGAGTTTAACGAGCTTATAGAGCCAATAGAAGGCGGCACGTTTGACGATTGGGGCTACGCCTACAGAGACGTAAGAGGTGTGGTAGGCAAACTAAGTAACCACGCCAGCGGCACAGCTATAGACCTGAACGCAACTAAACACCCTTTAGGCAAGGTAGGCACGTTCGATGCAGCTAAGGTACCTATGATCCGTGCCCTAGCTAAAAAGTACGGGCTAACCTGGGGCGGGGATTGGACTAGAAAAGATGAAATGCACTTTGAGATAGCACTAAGCCCTGAAAAGGTCAGGGTTTTAATTACCAAGTTAGGGATAGAAAATGCCAACTAGTTCACAAGTAAGCGTAGGTACTACAGCTACATTATTAGTAGCTGCAAATATTATGGATCAAACCGTATGGGTGCATAACTCAGGCGGTACCACGTATATAGGTGGTAGCAACGTAACTACAGCAAACGGTTACAAGTTAGATACTGACGATAAAATGGAGTTACTCGTAGGCGATAATGAAGGCCTTTATGGAATTGTGGCCTCAGGTACTAACACAGTATTTATACTAAAACAGGTCAACTAAGGGGCATTGAAGGAGCAATAATGAAAGAGCAACTAAAGGCTGCGGCCTTGTCCTACCTACGTGCAGCTCTATCGTGCGTGGGTGCGCTGTATCTTAGCGGGATTTCAGATCCTAAAGTACTAGCTAATGCTTTTCTTGCTGGGCTAATTGGGCCAGTACTTAAAGCTATAGCACCTAATGAAAAGCAACTGGGAATAGGCGCTAAGTAAGTGTCGCAGGCCCAGGCATACATAGCCGTAGCGTTGGGGATTGCTACGCTTTCAGGGCTTATGGCTGGGCTTGTGCGGCACCTTGTTAAGTATTACCTATCTGAGTTACGCGATGACGGGAACGGCGGTCATAACCTTAAAGGTAGGGTTGAGCGTATAGAGCTGCGCGTGGACAAGATTTACGAGCTATTGCTAGAGGACAGACTTAGTAAGTAGGGCGTGTCGCGTTGCCTTTTGTCGGTGGGTAGGTTCATACTTTAACTACACGCTGAGAGGGCTACTCGGTTAGTAGCTTTATCGGCCTTAACAAAGGGCGAAAGATGAACAGTTTAGATTTAATAGTGGTCGGTATGGTGTGCCTGTTTATGGGCTTATTTATATGGGCAGCTTATGAAATGGGCTACAAAGTAGGCTTAGGTGAAGGTTACCTACGTGGCCGTAATATCGCTAAGGCGCTAAAAGAAGCTGAGGCCAAGCGATGAGTAACTTTCTTGAAGGATATGAGGACGTCAACGCGAGGATTATCAGAGCGCGTGCAGAATATCCCACATTACGTTTAGTAGCATATATCGAGGATATAGACATAACAAAAGGTTATATTCTAGTTAAAGCTGAGGCCTATAAAGAGTATGAAGATCATTTACCAAGCGCTGTTGATTATGCTTTTGAGATGCGTAGCGATAGAGGCGTTAACCTGCACTTTTGGGTAGAAAACGCAGTAACAAGCGCTTACGGGCGCGTTATTGGTTTGCTTACACCTGGCGGTATTGCTCGCAGTACTAAGCAGGATATGGAAAAGGTAGAGGCGCTTAGCACTAAGGACGTAGCACCTGTGAGTGATGATTTATGGGCTATTACACCTGTAGCACAAACGATAGAGGCAGTTAAAAATGAGCTAGGCGGCATTTACCTACAAGGCAAACCTGAGTGTAAACACGGGGCACGCGTTTGGCGTACAGGCACAAGCGCTAAGACAGGTAAAGAGTGGGGCAATTACAGCTGTATTGAAAAGAGCAAGGCAACACAATGCGACCCCGTTTGGTATATGCAGACATCTACAGGTTGGGCGCCCCAGGTATGACCATTAACCCTAAAGATAAATGGCTATCACCTACTGGACACCAATACAGCTTTAGCGGCTATGGCGGTGTCAGTAACTGCAGTATCTGCGACAAGGATACGCAGGTAAACGAATATGACCGCAGAGACGGTTTAGTAGTATTTTTATGCAAAAAGTGTGAGGACGGCCTCAAGCTATGAGCGATCAATACGAGCTAATCAACCTACAGGCTATGACGGGCAAACTCTTTATAGACGGTGAGTTAGCAGCTGAATACAAGGTAGAGCAGTGCGATAAATGCGCTATGGTTACACAGCTAGATAAGTTTGGCTATCAAAAAAACAGCTTTGAAAACATCATATGGTTTTGCAAAGGCTGCCGATGATAGAGACAGAGCAAGAGCTATTTAATTACATCAAAGGCCGTTACTTAGAGGATCTAACTAAGTCATCTGACCAGTATGAGTACCACGATTGCACGAGCACCCTGTATAGGCTGCACATAGAGCTAAAGTGCAGGCACACGCATTATGATGACCTGCTTATAGAGCAAGAAAAATATGATGCGCTAATGCAACAGGCCGAGCGCCTGGGGTTTACGCCCTTTTACGTTAATGCCACACCTAAGGGCATCTACGCTTTTAACCTGCGTAAGATAACGGTTAAGTGGTCAGTTAAAAGGCTGCCTGCTAAAACAGAGTTTGACTCTCAGGGCCAGGTTGAGAAGACCGTGGCCCTTTTGCCTATCTCAGAGGCGGTGCAGCTATGAGTGAGTCCATACGCTTTGAGTGCCGTAGCTGCAAGAAAATAACAGATCAGATAGAGCGCATAGTTACAGATAATCTGCCTGCTAACGTAAAAGTTTTACAATGCAAGGTATGTAGCAAAATGAGCGTTTGCCTCTTGGTTACTTATGCCGATGTATGAGTATGAGTGTATTAGCTGCTCAATACGCTATGAGGTTCAGCGATCTATACACGATGTAAACATACCTAAATGCTGTGGCTTTGATATGCGCCGTATTTATGACCCAGTAGGTGCCATATTTAGGGGCACGGGTTGGGGCAAGGATGCTAAATAGTTATCCACAGGAGTTATCCACAGCCGGCAAAAACCTGTGGACGACACGCCAAACGCGCTTAAGTTATCCACAACTGGCCAGTAACTTGACATCTACGCTAGCATCACAACTCGCTGGCGAGCCGCTGAGGCGGATAGCTCGCAGGCGTAGTTTGGTGCTTTTGGCCGTGCTATGTGTAATTGGGATTACGCCAGCAAAGGCTTACGATCCAAACGTAGAGAGCTATAAGTTATATGCTCATATGAAGTTAGGTAACGATAAGCAATACCGCTGTTTGGTGACGTTATGGCGTTTAGAGAGTAACTGGTCATCTACAGCTAAGAATCCTAAGAGCAGCGCATACGGAATACCACAGCTGTTAAAGATGACAGAGACTAATCCATATAAGCAGATAGACTTAGGCTTAAAGTATATTGCTAAACGTTATGGCAATCCTTGTAAGGCTTTAGATCATCATAAGAAGGTAGGGCATTACTAAGTGAAAGCTAAAGACCCAAGAGACGGTAGGCGCTACAAGGCAAGGCGCTTACAGGTGTTGAACGCTGGGGGCTGGACGTGCTTTTATTGTGGCCAAGAGGCCAATCAGGTTGACCACGTTATACCTATAGCTAGTGGTGGTGACCCTATGAGCCTTGATAACTTAGTACCTGCTTGCAAGCGATGCAATCTTAGTAAGGGTAAGAAGTCACAGGGCGTTTTTTTAGCCACAACGGACACCCCCCCTGTCTTTTCTGACCTTTTATCCCCAAAAACGTCTGTAATGACCCAGCAAGGCCCTTGCGCTGGCCAACCTGAGCAGGATGTTAACTAATGGCAACCAAAGCTAGCCAGCCCTTACGAGGGGCGGTAAGACCACGCCTAGAAAA